CCTCAGTTGGATCTATTTCAAATATTCCACTTCGGAAATGTGGCACGGAGAACCTCGCTCAAACATATAGAGGTTGCATTGAGAATGGATTCAATAGAAGATCTACCATATCCCCCTGATGAATATGTAACTGCTGATAAAGTAAGAGAAATAGTAGATTATTGTCATCATGATGTCAGAGCTACTAAATTGTTCTATGAAGCATCTAAAAGTGAGATCAGTATGCGTATTGGATTATCTAAAGCATATAAGTTAGATCTTATCAATGCAAGTGATGCTAAGATGGGTTCTGATATTGTATTGAAATTTATTGATCAAAAGATGGATATCCCAAAATGGGAAATAAAGAAATTACGTACACATAGAAAAGGTATTGATCTTAAAAGTCAAATATTACCATATGTTCATTTTAATACTCAAGAATTCAATAATGTATTAGATAAATTTAAGAATACCATTGTCAATAATACTAAAGGAGATATTGATTTTCAACAACAGTTCAAAAGTATAACATATGAATATGGAACTGGTGGAATACATGCTTGTATAGATAGTGGTTCATATCATGATACTGAGAATAAGATGATCCTCGATTTAGACGTAAAATCATTTTATCCGAATCTTGCAATACGCAATAAGAAAGCTCCACAACATTTAGGTAAAGCATTCTATGAGGTATATGAGAATTTGTATGACCAAAGAGCACAATATGCAAAGGGTACTCCTGAGAATTATGGAATTAAGATTGCACTTAACTGTGTTTATGGACGGAGTAATGATGTATATTCATATCTTTATGATCCACAGTTCACTATGTTCATTACAGTGAACGGTCAGTTGTTACTTACAATGCTTACTGAAATGATACTATTACGTACTGATGCTCAATTACTACAGGCAAATACAGATGGAGTAACAGTACTTGTATCAAGGAAGTATGCTGATGAAATAAATATCATACGCTCTGAGTGGGAAAAGATGACATCATTGGAATTAGAAGATGCTTACTATAAGAGTATGTTTATTAAAGACGTTAATTGTTAGCGTCTTAACCTTGTTAATTGCTGGAAACTCCTTAGAACTTTTTATACTACAAAGTAATCTGAAAAGATAAGCTTGAAAGTTAAAAAAATAAAAAGATTGGACAATCAGCAGCCAAGATCCTGAAATGGATAAGGTTCAGAGACTATCGAAACTACACAATAATTATTGTGGAAAGGAGTAGAGTACATTCAAATGTTAACAAATTGTTAAATTTGTCTGGAAACGCAAGGAAAGTTCGTATTTGATTTGCTTTTAATAATTATATTGCGTATATTTGCAATATGAAAGCAAATCCAAAACATCAATTTTGTGGAATTTATCGAATTATCAATAAAATAAACGGTAAATACTATATAGGTAAATCAAAAAATATCTATAAAAGAATTCATCAACACATTTATCATATGAAAAATAATAAAAAAGCAGAAAATGCTTATTTGCAAAATTCATGGAATAAATATGGTAGAGATTCTTTTGATTATGATATTCTTGAACAACTTGATTTTAATGAGACACTAATTGCCCAACGTGAGTTATATTGGATAAAATTCTATGATAGCACAAATAAAGGGTATAATCTTCGTCTCGATTCTAAAACAGGTATGATTTGTCATGAAAAAACACGAAAAAAGATTTCAGATCGTTTAAAAAAAGAATGGTCTGAAGGAAAACGTGATACACATAGTGATAAGTTAAAAAAATCTTGGAAAAACAGAGATCGACAAACGCAATCTAAACTTTTTTCTAAAACTCTTACTCGTTATATTTATAATATAAATGGTATAAGATATTCACACCAAGAGTTGAAAGAAAAAGGTTGGACAGCAGTTTACTCATCTTTTCATAGAAAAAAACAAGATGTTGTTACTTATAAAGAAATGATTGTAGAAAGAATACGACTTTAAGATATAGTCCGTATCCTTAAGAAATTGAGGAACAAATAGTAATAATTATATGGCTGTAACTACTAAAGGAAGTTGTAAGTTCAAAGGATCTTTTGAAATAGATAAGATGTGGCATAAGGATCATTCTCATAGAATAGTACCTATTGCAGTAGCAAGAGCTTGTCTATATGGTATATCACCTAAAGATACCATTATGGATCATCTTAATGTTGATCAATATGATGATCTTATGATAGATGGAAAACCATGTATATCATATGGTATATTTGATTTCTGCGGAACTAAACGTGCAAGAGGTGGTGCTCGTTATGATACTGAACAGGTAATAAATGGTGTTCATACAATAACTCCATTACCAAAGACCAATAGATATTTCGTATCAAATAAAGGTGTAAGAATGCGTAAGATATTACCACCTGATACCGATATGATGAGTACTGTTGAAAAACATAAGCAGAAGTTTCCAAATCAAATGAGCATATTTGATATTACAGAAGATGTATCGGTTGATAAGGAAAGAATATCCTATATTGAAGCAGGTCATAATGTGACCATGTTCAATAGGAAATTTGAAGAGCCTTATGACATCAATTACAAATATTATATAAACGAATGTAACAAGATATTAGAGAAATTATGAAAATACAATTAAGTAAAAATCAAAATGTATTCTTTTGTAGTGACCCGCATTATGGACATGCAGGAATAGTCAGAGGAACATTCAATTGGGAAAATAAACGTAGTTGTAGACCTTTTGATACTCTTGTAGCACATGATGCTCAATTGGTGAATAACATAAACAATACGGTATGTTCAAATGATATATTATTCTGTTTAGGAGATTGGTCTTTTGGAAACTATAAAGATAATGAAGCTGTTACCAATATCCGTAAGTTTAGAAATAATATCAAGTGTAAGAATGTTCATTTGATAATGGGTAATCATGATCAGGAGATCCGAAGGAATGAAGATAATGTTCAAGAGATATTCTCTTCTGTAAGTGAATATAAGGAATTGTTCATTATTGAAGAATCTCCTATCGAACGTGGAGTAAGTCCTCATAAGCAGAATATAGTATTATCTCATTATGCAATGAGAGTATGGCATAATAGTCATAAGGGTGCATGGATGTTATACGGTCATTCTCATGGGACTTTAGATCAAATGACCCCTGAAATATCAAACCCACAATGGATAGGAGATCAGTATTATATTAAGAGTTATAGGACTATGGATGTTGGTTTTGACACTCACAAAGAGTTCAGACCATATTCATATCATGAACTTAAGAGTATAATGAATATCCGTAATGTAGGGTTAGAAGTAGATCATCATGTTGGATAACAGAAAAAGAGAAGTACAACTTGAGGCAGGTAAAGCATGGAGAGATAAGGGTTATCGCGGAACTATCGAATTAAATACCGGGGGAGGTGACTAAAATTAATATAATATTTGGAAATCTGTGAAAAATTTTGTATATTTGTAGAAATACAAATAAAATGAAAATAAATCATAGATTACTAAATGAAAATTGTGGGGTATATAAAATAATCAATAAAACAAATAATAAGATCTATATAGGATCTTCCAAGAATATATATGATAGATTGCATTCTCATTTCTTTGAATTAAAACACAACAGACATCATAATAAACATCTACAATATTCATATAATAAATATGGAGTAGATAGTTTTGAACATGAAGTAATTGAATTTTGTGATTTAGAGAAACAATTTGCGAGAGAACAATACTATATAACAAAATTGAAGCCTGAATATAATAAAGTTTTAAATGTTATTGCTATGACAGGGTATTCTCCAACTCAAGAGGTAAGAGAACGAATTAGTGAGACATTAAAATTAAAATACAAAGAAGGGATCATTGATTGTTATAGACAAACACATGCTTGGAAGAAACATTTTGTTTACGATATATATAATTTCAAATTAATAAAGGGTTGTAGGAATAGAAAAGAATGTTTGGAATTTTTAAACATGAAAGGGTTTCCTGATACAGAACATGGAATTACAAAAAACCAATTTATTATTTCTATAACTAAGTTTAAAAAGACTTTTGATATAAGAAATTATATATATAAAAATTATTTTAAAGATCATAAGGATAAATATTTGATTGTAAAACATAATGATCAGATTTATTATTTTTTGAGTAAAACTGCTCTGTGTAAGTTTTTACGTAAAAATAAAAGTTTTTATTACAAGAAAATAAGAGATCAAGAACATTGTTTATACGAAGATTACGATATATATTACACAAAAAATTATATTAAATTGCCGTTCGAGAGAGAAATTTCTTGAATTATAAGGGATCAAAAACGGTGAAGGGTGAGACTCCTAATACCGTGCTAAATTCAGAAAATAATAATTCTGAATCAGTGTAACGCATAGAGATTGAAACTATATTGTTTAAAATATAGAATAAAATATCTCCACGAGTGATCTCCACCTTACCATTAAGTTGAAGGTGAAAATATATGCTGAGCTTGCAGGAAATGAACTGTAAGAACTATGGGATAAAAAGCCTATAGGATAACAAAACTGAAGACGTTCATAGCATTTGATGCAATGATAGATCTTCCCAAAGGTAGTAAGGTTCTATTCCTTGCAGAGACAAATCAACGTGAGATGGATGTAAGGAAAGATGCTTTGGAATATCAAAAATTCTTTGGTATCAATCCTCTATCTCATGTTGATTTTGAGTTTGCATGTTATCAATCTGCTTATAGATGGGAAGGAAAACATCATGCGTTAGCGGTACTGGATGAGGCCCATGATAATTTTTCCAGTGAGTACTTTAAGTATCATCAGAAGAATACTTACGATAGACTTCTCGGACTAAGTGCTACAGTGAGATCTAAGAGAGTTTATGTCATTGATGGTATGGAAGTATCAAAAATGGCTTTGATGAAGAAAATAGCCCCTGTAGTGTACTCATACGGCATTGCTGATGCACAGAAGGATGGTATAGGTAGGAAATTGAATATCTATATCATAAGACATTATCTTGATGGTGTTACTAAGAATCTGGAAGGTGGTAATCAGAAGAATCGTTTCATGACCACTGAACGAAAGATGTATGATTATTACGAGAGACTATTCTATCAGGGAGTTTACAGTAAGAAAGAGGGACTTGTAAAGTTAGCAATGGCTAAAAGAGCTAAAATGCTATATTCATTACCTTCTAAAATAGATGCCTGTAAGAAGCTTCTTAAAGCAATTAGTGGTAAAACAGTAGTGTTCAATAATGATTTTGATGCACTTGAGAAGGTAACTCCTAATGTAGTGAGTTCACCAAGACACGGTAGAAGTAAGAAGGAACAGGATGAGATCAATACTATATTAAGACAGAAATTTGATGATGGGCATATAAGAACGATAGGATCATTTAAGATCCTTCAACAAGGGGCTAATCTTAAAAAACTGGATAATGTGATAATGATGAGTTATTATTCAAATGCAGGATCCTATACTCAAAAACTTGGTCGTTTGCGAGTAAATGGTGATAAAGTAGGAAATGTATTCATGTTTGTAACTCAAGGTAGCCAAGAAGTTACTTGGTATGAAAAGATCATAGATGAGTTTCCAATGGAAGAATTCAATGTAATTGAGTGTAATGGTATTGATGAATGTTTGAAGTTATTAACATGAAAGGTAAATCTAAAAGAGGACAAGTATGGTGTTCTAAATGTGATGCTCAAATAGTATCTTTAGGTACTAAATGTCCTAATTGTGGTGTAAGAGAACATGTTTCTAAGAAGAAACAGAAACAAGCTATTATTGATATAATGAAAGCTGATGAAAAAGATGGATTATATTATGAGGAATAATGCCAACATATGATTATCAATGCACTAAGTGCAAGAAAATAAAAGAGAAGTTTCATGGTATCAATGACACACCGAGTTATGTGTGTTGTGACAGTGCTATGAAGAAATATTTAGGTACAGCACCTGCTGTTCATGGTGCTAATACAGGAGGTAGAAAATCAAATACTTAAAGGATGATAGCAGTAGAGAAAGCAGCAATCCTAACTTCTCAATATAATTTCAGGTATTGTAAAAAGATAGCTGAAACTAAAATAATGATGTGTATCGCAAATGATACAAAAGAGTTAGGTGATTATTGGGTAGAAGTAGAAAAAGAAATAATCAATTTAGAAATAAAAAGTATTAAACAAAAGAAAATTGATTATATTAAGGAGAGAGATATAAAAAAGAAGAATAAATGAAATGATAATAGGTATTAATGTAAAAGAGATGGGAGTAGGTGGTGTAACACCTAACGAAGCTTTCTACTTATGGAGCAGAAGCAGGGGAGAGGAGAATTGGAAGAATAATTCAAATATGAATTTTCTTGAGCAAGCAGGATATATTAATACGAAAAGTGAGCTTACAGATCTTGGAAAGGATCTTATTAAGAATGTATTTCTACCGATAAAGACCAACACGACACCTACCAATAAGGAGGATGTCACAGATGTCAGTTTGAGATACAGAGAATTATTTCCAGTGAATGTGAAGACAGGTAATCTACCTGTCAGAGGTAATATTAAGAATATTGAGCGTAAGATGGAACTCTTTAAACGCAAATATCCTGATTACAGTGATGACCTTATATTAAAGGCAACTGAAAAATACATCAAGGAGAAAGCAAAGGAAGGTTACACTTTCATGAAAATGTCAGAGTATCTCATATTCAAGGATGGTGAGTCAATGTTGGCCTCATTATGTGATGCTTACAATGAAGAAGATGGAGGAAAACAAACAGCACAATGGGGAAGAACTGTTTGATAGTACGTTAGCTGAAATAAAGAAACGTCAGGAAAGAGCAGCTACAGGACAATTGAATTGTATACCTTTACCTTTTGAGAGAGCGTCCCGGGGCTTTCCCGGCACAGAAAGGGGAACATACAATCAATATATTGCGGGAACGGGTGTCGGAAAATCGCAGATTGTAAGGTATATACATATAATATCAGTATATGATTTCCTAAAGAATAACTCTCAATTAGATATTAAATGGAAGTTATTTTACTTTTCTCTTGAGGAAACTAAAGAGAAGTTCATGATGTCCATAATATCTCATTATCTTTATATAAATCATAAATTAAGGGTAAGTATCAAGGATTTGCGATCTGTTGGTAATGTAGGGTATTATCTTCCTCAAGATACATTAGATAAAATAGAAGCTGCAAGAGATCATTTTAAAGATCTTTCTAAGTATGTTACAGTGCATGATGAAATACGTCATCCAACTGGATTTTTTAAAACAGTACAAGAATATTTAGAAACACAAGGGCATTGGACATATAAGGATATTGAAGTTGGGGGTAAACCTAAATCCATTAGAGATAAATTCATACATAATAATGAACAGCTTTATTGTATGTGCATAGTGGATCACGTAGGTTTAATGAGTCCAGAAAAAATGGAAGATAGAAGACTTACTTTACATGAAACTATGGGATTATGGAGTAGCAGATATGCAGTAGAATTACGTAATAAGTATAATGCTATTATCATAGATGTTCAACAGTTAAACGCGGCAAGTCAAGAAAAACAATTTACCATTAAGGGAACTTCTATAATTGAGAAATTGGAGCCATCACTTGACGGTATGGCAGGGAACCGTGAGACTGCAAGAAATGCTGATAATGTATTTGGACTATTTGCACCTGATAGATATCAGATAGAAGAATATCATGGTTATGATATACTTAAGATGCAGGATCATTTCAGAATGCTTATTACTCTTAAGAGTAGAGATGGAGAAGCCAACACGAGAGTACCACTATATTTTGATGGTGCTGTAAACTTTTTTAGAGAGCTTCCATCAGCTAAGGATCCTGAGATGAATAAAGTGTATGAGAAAGTAAGAAGATTGTATGAGTAAAAATAAATAGAATGAACAGAGAAAATGAATTAAAGGCTTTTATGAAGTCTAATAAAGAAATACAATCTTAAATAATGGCTGAAGGAAATAAAGTAATTACATTCAAAAAAGAAAAAACGACAGTGAAATCACAATCCCCTGATGAGATACTCATCTACTCGAAGCCAAAAATCGGCAAAACCGATCTGGTAAGTAGAATTGAAGATTGTGGTATAATTGAACTTGAGGGAGGTGCTAATTATGTAAATGGTTATGTACATGATATAAACAATCTTGATGAACTTGATAAGGTACTTACTTGGTTAGAAACTGAAAATCCATATAAATATGTAGCATTTGATACAATGACTCGTTTGGAAGAATGGTGTGAGGTTGAAGGTACATTAGCTTACATGAATAGTACTCAGGGGAAAGCATTTAACAGAGTTACTCAAAAGCATATAGATGATGGGTTAGCTCCTCAAAATAAATTAGGAAAACAATTTCCACCGGGTAAAGATGGTTTTGAGTCTGTACATACTTTAGGACAGGGTTATGGATATCGTTGGTCAAGAGAATCTTATCAGAGATGGTTCTTGAGAATGAAAAGAATTCCTAATTGCAGAAAGATCTTTATAGCACACATTAAAGATAAGTATATTGAAAGTAAAGCAGGTGATCAAGTATTAGGTAGAGACATAGATCTCACCGGTAAACTAAAGTCTATCACTACATCTTTCGTAGATACTATCGGTTATCTTCACAGAGGGGCTGATGGTAATACTTATCTTAGCTTCAATGCAGGAGAGTTAGTAGCAGAGGGAAGTAGAAGTAAACATCTTACTGGACAGGATATTCTTGTAGGAGAGTGGGATAAAACAATAAATGATTATTCCAAAGTACATTGGGATAAGATCTATGTAGATTAAATAAGTCCGACAAAAACAGTTAATTTAAAACAATTAAAATGAGTAACGAAAGTAAAAAACAAATAGTAATCCAAGAAGTATTGGAATTGATGGCACAAGGATATACCCGTACACCAGAAGGTTGGGGAAGTACAGGATATGATCCTAACATCGGTAGTATTCAACAACATTATGGTATTGTGGATAACAGTATCATGACCGCAAATGCACAGATGAAAGCATTGTTCCAACATCCTAAGTTGAAGAAAGCAAAGACGATCACTCCTAAAGTATTGCCATTCCTAATCGTAGATCTGGATGAGCCTACTACTACAGTGACAGAAACAGCAGCACCTTCTACAACAACAGTAGGATATATAGATGATGCAGAAGTAACAGTAACTAACTTTGAAACAGTATAATGATCACAGTAAGAGATAGTAGCGAAAAGATTGCAGGAGGATTCACATTGATGACAGGTGCTCATACAGCATCTGTAGTAGCGATCAATCCTACTGTAGAGGAGTTGAAGGTGATCTATGATCGTGATGATGTACGTGAACCTTCAGCGTATGTAGGTAAGGATAACAATGGTAATCCTAATGTACGACTTGATATCCATGTAAAGCCTACGGGAACTGAGACAGTACAGAAGTTCTCAATATTTCTGAGTGATGCTGAGACAGCAACTAAGGATGGTCTGAAGAAGCAATACACCAATGCTCACGGACAGTTCAGTTACTTTCCAGTACCTCCAAGTGGACAACCAGTAGCAGTTCCTGAGAATCAAGCAAAATTCTTCAATACTGAAGGGCTACGTGTAGCTTATCAGGGAGAAGAGAAACTTGTATCATTCATTCAGGCATGGGCTAACCTTAAGACAGGTAAAGAAGGTGATAATGCAACATTTGATTTCACTAAACTATTTGCAGGAAACTTCACTCAATTGAATGAAGTGTTGACAGCATGTAATCAAGGTGAACCGAATACTGTAGGGTTGATGTTCGGAGTACGACTTGTACCACAGGATGATGGTAGCACTAAGCGTTATCAAGATGTATATACAAAGGCATTCTTCCGACCTTATGATGATCTGAACGCTAAGTTCACAGAAGAACTCAATGATCCTTATGGAACATGGGATCGTGATTATCAGGGAAGCACTGAATGGAAAGTGTATTCTCCTACAACTGTGAATGTAACTGAAGGTGCTACTGCAACAAGTAGTATTGACAGTATCACAGGAGAGGACGAACTTCCTTGGTAAAATAATTCCATATGACCATAAAAGTAAGAAAACAGCTTTCCCTTGAGATGATACTCAATAAGGTAAGTGAATTGGATATCTATAGAAGATATATAGGCAATGATGTGAAGGTAAAGCAGATGATAAGTTCCCCTTTAAGAAGTGGAGATAGTGATCCTTCGTTCAGACTATATTATTCAAACGGTGGATATCTGAGATATGTTGATTACGGCACTGGTCAGAAAGGAGGAATAATTGATCTTGTTTCACAGATATATCCATATATGACATATGGAGAACTGTTGGAAAGAATATGGGAGGATCTTCATTGTGAAGGTCTTCCCTATTTTTCCTATGGTGTAAAGAAACAAGTGAAGAAGCACAATGTATTTCCAAAGATACTTGTAAAAAAGAGGGTGGTAAGAGAGAATGATATCGAGTTTTGGGAATCATGGGGAATAAGTAGATCAACCCTTAATTGGGGAAGAGTTACTCCGATATCTAAATTCTGGATAGGTGATAATGTATATGGGTGTCGGACCCCATCATACGCATATGATCTGTTTACAGAGTGGAAGATATATAGACCACATGAAGAAAGACTACGGTTCATTGCAGGAGGAACTGCATTGCAGGGATATCGACTATTACCTGATAAAGGTGAAGTATGCATCATACAGAAGTCCTATAAGGATGTGCTGTTGTTGCATGAGTTCGATATTCCATCATTCGCACCACAGGCAGAGAGTGTTGATGTTCCTAAAAAAGAGATGGAGAGTATTCTCAATAGGTTTGACAAGGTGTTCATTTGGGGAGATCCTGATAATGCAGGAGATAGATTCATGGAGAGACATGTATCTGAATATGGAATAACCCCTATAAAGAATACCTGTGACACCAAGGACATCACAGATCATGCTAAGAAGTATGGAAAAGAGAGTGCCAGAATAATGATGAAGGAATTAATAAGATGAGATGGGAGGAGGAAGGAATAGGGTGGCAGGGTCAAACTTAGAACGTGATAGTGTAAAATTATTGAAACCACTGTTTCCAAAAGCATGTACATCACGTTCAGAAAGTCGTAATAGAGATAATCAGAAAGTAGACCTTTGCCACACTGGAAATTTAAATGTACAATGTAAGAATTATTCAAAACCTATCAAATATGATGAAGTACTTGATGAGATGCCTAACGAAAAAGGACAGATGAATGTCATATTTGACAGACAGACAAGGAAGCATCCAACAAGCGGTAGATTCATGAAGAAGGGAGAATATGTACATATGCATCTTGAAGATTTTATCACACTTATATCAAAGACACATGAAACTGACAATAATATTACTGCTGTTACCATTGATACTTTTGGTAAATGATCCTGTGATCATAGAAAGTGACATCGTAACGGTCACTGTATATAATGCTGTTGAAGAACAGACAGATAGTGACCCTACGATAACTGCATTCGGATATCATATAAATCCTGATAGTGCATCTGAACATAGATATCTTGCTGTAAGTAGGGATCTTGAAGAGATGTTCCATAAAGGAGATAGTGTGATCATTGAAGGAACAGATGGTTATGATGGTAAGTGGATAGTGGCTGATAGGATGAACAGAAGATGGAAGAAGAGAGTAGATCTTCTGGTACATGAGGATTCCACTATGAACAGGTTTGAAGAAATAACAATTAGAAAATGTTCGGAGAACAATTGAGTGAAGAGACAATATCAGCTTTAAGTAAAGTGATAAGTCTCGACAGAGAAAAGATAGAAATATCGAATATAGATACTCTAAGGCATGAACTTGAAGTGCTCTATGATATGTATCATGGAAGTATATTCGATAGTGTGTTAGAGTTATATATAAATGGTGAAGAAATAGAAGAGTACGGTAACATACAGGAAACGTACAATCTTTTTATGAATGATTATAATAAATTAATAGATAAAAACAATTAAAATGCAAGCAAGAGAAGTATATATCAAGTCAGATGGTAATAGTGCACCATTGAAGGTAATGTTTGAAGGACAGACATTTGGAGAATTGAAAGCAGCTACTCAAGGTCAAGTATCTTGGGATAATAGTGTAGTAAGGGTAAAAGGAAGTAAAGTGGATCTTGTGGATGCAGGAGCATTCATCCCTGCTGAAGGACCAGTGATGATCTTTGTAGTACCACAGAAGCAGAAGGGTGGAGCAGCATCTCGTAGTGAAGTACTTTCACGGGTACGTGCAATTGTAGCTGCCGATGGTGGTAGTGCTCGTGCTTACTTCGGTAATGCATCACAGACATCAACAGCAATATTGTTGGATCGACTGTCCAATTATAGAAGTTCACGAACATCGTCTTCAGCAACTTCATCAGTAACTGTTTCAACAGTAGAAGAGACTGAAGAGATGCAGAATGTACGAGCAGCATTTCAGAATGCAGTAAATGCATTGAATGTTCTCGGAAGACTCGTGATCAAAGGTGAAGATTCATACGGTGGAACTACACTTGCTGAATTGAATGCTGAATACAAGACAGTAGCATAATATCAATGGGGCTGTGGTCATAGTGATCATAGCCCCATTTTTACTTTTTATAACTAATATACAATGCCGATAATATTCAAGATAACCATAGAAGATAATGACATATATCTATTAGAAAGAGTTACACGGAACTGTTATGAGTTGATGGATGAATATGTTCCTATAATAGGAGATGTAATAGTTACAGATATCAATACAGAAGATGCATTCAGTATAGAGAGTCTACCTTATCAGAGAATAGTATCATTCCTTACACATATCTGTATAAGTGCAAAACAAATGCTACCTAATGGAATGGATGATCTTGATCTATCATTTGATCATTATTCAGGAAGATATGATGTGAGAATAGTAACAAGATGGGGAGATATTGAGATAACCAATTCCAATGATCAGAAACATCCTATATTGGGAATATATACTAAAGCATCACTTTCAATAGGTAGATCAGGAACTGTTATCATGAGAAATTTTCAAATATTGAGAGACATTTATACTGATTTTGAGAAAACTAATGGTCACATTCATTCTCATGTACCAAAAGATTCATATGTAACCGGTTTCAATAGAGTGTGTATAGGAGAATCAGACCTGAAAAGAATATTCATGACAAGAAGAGTATCAATGAAGAACTTTGATGTTTATAGACTACTCATGTATATTGATTCATTCATCAGATGGGAGAGTTTAGAGGGAGGACCTTATTTCAAAATAACCGATCTCTACACTAAAATATCAACATCTGTTAAAGAGGATATACCAAGTGAGATTATGATAGAAGTAGTGAATGATATGGATATTGAGATATTATTAACTCCATATGATCTGAAGATACCAGAGAATCTGATAGCTGAAGCAGTAATAAAGAACCTTAATATAAAGAAGACACTTCCTAATTCATCATCAGTAAAAAAAGATAATTGGTGGAATGAATATAGTGAAAATTCTTCCATAACATGTGAATCAACTTATTTTAGAGGAAAGAATGTAGTGATAAATATCATTCCTACCACAGAAGAACATGATGCACTTACTGATACAGTATTCAATTCTTATAACACTTCAACATTAAAACAATTAAGTGATAAGTTCACAACTATACTTACTGATAATCCTTGGAGACAAATAGTTGAGGTAGAAATAGTTAAAGTACCAATAGAAGAACCTATTATTTTTGAAGATGAAGAAGAATTTATCATCATAAATGGTGAAGAAGTACCTGTATCATCTTTACCATTTTAAATACAATAATTATGACAAATATAACAAAAGCAATAAAGAAGGAGTATCCTGTCCTCAAAATGGAGGGAGTAGGTAAATTGATCATTCGTGAGAATGTAAAGAAGAAGATAGACATCATTCATAAGACATTCGGTAATCTTGAATGGTCAGGAGTATTGTTCTACAACAAACTTGAAGGAAGTATAAGTGATCCTTCTACTTATGTAGCTGAAGTGGTAGATATCTATCCTATGAATAAAGGTACATCGGGATATACTGAATTCAACTTTGAGGGAGAAGAACTTCTTACAATGGCAGATAGAGTAGATGCTTATATGACATCACGTACCGGTCTGGTACATTCGCATTAAATTGGTGCGGTCAATTAGAAATAGTTGATTATAAATATTGGATGAATTGTCTGGAAGACTAAGTTAATTTAATGATGTGGCGGAATAGGTAAACGCTATCAGAGGTGTAGAAATAAGCAGTTGCAAGCTAACCTCTATAATTGCAATAAATTGTTTCATGTAGTGTGACTATTCACGTAAAAAAAGCCCTTAAGGGATGAGGTTACGATCAAGAATGAAAACATGGAGGGTAAATCAAGCCCGCCTCGTGACAAATCACTACCATCATTATTTTAATAAGTTAATCAGCAGCCAATCTAAGAGTTAAATACTCTTAGCAGGTTCAGAGACTAATCCTTGAAACTACGAAAGTAGAATATAATAGGAACACGAGCGTCCAACATCTAAACAGATAATGCTGTAGATGATGATATAGTCCGAACAATATGGAAACATATTGATGTATAGGATAAAGAGTCTATACGGTAACAAATTGCATAATATGAGAGCATGGTTCTCAGGAGAAGATCTTGATGAATTGCATACCAATGTTGAGAATTATAGTAAGAATGGTAGTTATTATCTTTCACTTATTGTTAATTTTGAAGAGAAGTATGTAGCTAAGATAGTTAAACTGATAGAAGTTCCAGAAACTAATATTCCAATTGAAGAAGAGGGTACTGACAGAGGTAGTATCAAAACATTCTCAAAACAAATGATGTTCATGATGGATCTGAATATTGAGATTGAAAATGCTCCTGAAGATAAGGAGTTGATGAACAGACTTCATGAACTTGAAGAGCAAGCGAAAGCTAAAGCCGCTAAAGTAGTGACAACACAGACCATTAATGGTAAACAACATCAAATGAATAGACCTCTTCAAAACTCATTATGGGGTGATGAGTGGAATGATTTTCACAAAAGTGGTAATGGTAAAATTGAAACGTGGGAAGAACCATATAAGATAAATCCTACTACTATTAGAAAGAATCTCAACCAGATATTGACACTTGATAGTGAAAATAAGAAGGAGACAGGAAGAATACTTGCTGATATGTTCAAGATGCCTGAGAAGGAGAGAGAAGGACTGTTTGATGATATTGAAGTGAATGTTCATTTGATGACCATTGATATGTTCGGATATGACAAACTCACTGAAGCATTACAGGAAACACATAAACTGTTGAATACTTATAATAATGTGACCCTTTGGAAAGATGTCATCAATGAGCTGAATGAAATATTTGAGGCAGCTATTGAATATTCAGAGTATGTAATAGAAGAAGAACCTGTAGCATGAGTAACGTAATAGAAAGTAGAAGTCGATTCAGTAGTATTGAATGGGCAGGTCAAACAAGGGAAATTACTGTCGGTGGTGTAGGAACCATCGGCAGTAATATTGCCATACCACTTGCAAGAAGTGCAGAACATACTATCCTGTTGTATGATGATGATATCATTGATATTGTCAATCTATCAGGACAGATGTTCAGTCTAAGTGACCTTGGTAAACATAAGGCTATTGTAGTAAGGGATCTAATGCTATCATTCACAGAGATATCTGATCGTAATGTACATGTATTCACTTCACGTATAGAAGATGGTACTTATGTAAGTCCTGTATGCTTCTCATGTTTTGATAATATGAAAGCTCGTAAGGAGATGTTCAATAACTGGAAAAAACTTGATAACAAGGAGATATTCATAGATGGACGTATGACCATTGAGAGTTATGAAGTATATTCAGTGACACCTGATATGATAGAGCGATATGAAGAAACATTATTTGATGACAGTGAAATACCTGATCAGATATGTTCATTGAAGAATACTACACATACAGGATTCCTTATAGCGGGACGTATGATGTCAGTATTCACTAATCACCTTGCAAATGTTGCAACAGGTATCCCAATGAGAGAAGTTCCCTTTAAATTCAGGGAAGATATGGTATTACAGAGAATTGAGATATTATGATAATAGAACGTTATGAACCAAGTGATCTTAAATGGATCATAGATAATAAACCTATTGTTCAGATAACTCCTGTACAAGGTAAAACATCAATCTATCAGATAATGATGGGTGATAAGCAATTGAGAAATATTAATGAAGATTTCCTTAAGATACGAAGTGGAGTATTACAAATAGCATTCATAGATAATGATTCAATAGACATTGTAAAAGAAATTATACAGAAAGCTAAAGATGATTATATAGAAAGATTTGAAGTTCCTGATGATCTGATAACAGTTGTAAAATTCTCAAGAGATGCTTATTATACAACATTTCCAGAAAAGCAAGCTAAAGAACAGCAGTTGAAAGCAGATGCAAAGGAAACACTTCTTCAGCATCTTATTATTGAAAGACAACTTAATATAGAATTGATATGACAGACAAGTATAGTGCAAGGAAAACAGATCTAAGGTATAGAGGTAAGATAGTATATGAGGTAACTAAGATACTAAAAGAACATCATACAATAGTAGATCTATGTGAGAAGTATAAGAATGATAGTGGAGAAGAATGTTATCGTAAAATATATTATTGAAATGACAAGAAAAGAATATTTTGCACATGATGCAGTATCAAGAAGTCTTCTTGTAGCATTGAAGGATCATCCAAAGTACGCTAAGAGTATGATGGAATATGGTAGTAATGAGGAATCAGAAGCTCTCCTAATTGGAGATGCTTTTGATACTCTCATGTTCAATGGGCAAGAAGAATTTGATGAGAAGTTTCATATAATGACACGTAATAACCCATTTGGTGATGGTCGTACATTCATTGGTAAATATATGAACAGATGTATTGAACTGTTAGATCTTGATGAGACTTTTAATGATATATATGGAGTAGCATATGAAGATGTTAAAACAAAGACTTCAAATGAAGACAATGTAAGAGAAGAGTTCAAATTAGGTGGAGGGCAATATTATCTTGAGGAATTGAGAATATCAAAAGAAAAACCTACACTTACACAGGAACAATATGTTCAAATAACTACAATGAAGTATCAACTACTTGATAATCAGTTTGTAAACCATTGGTTTATTGAAAATCCTATTAAAGGACAGGATACTTATGAGAAAGATGGTAAGACACTGATCTATCAGAAAGTAATTCTATGGGAGCAGGAAGGTGTTGAATGTAAAGCAATGTTGGATATCATTGAAGTTGATCATGATAGAAAGGTGATAATTCCTATTGATCTGAAAACTACTGCTAATAAAGGACATTACTTTGATGGAAGTATTCTGAAGTATGATTATGCTTATCAAGGTGGATTCTATACTCTTGGGCTTGAGAAGTGGAGAGATGTTCATTATGAAGGATATGCAATTCTTCCATTCAGATTTGTTTTTGTGGAAAAAAGTTGTACCTTTGCACCAATGATCTATGTTCTTAGTAATAAAGACATCAGTATAACTATCGGTGGAGGAGAGTACAATGGAAAACCTGTAAGAGGTATCATTGGACTACTCAATGATTATAAGTGGCATATGGAAACTGGTCTATGGGAGTATCGTAAACAAGTTTATGATGACAATGGTATGATGATCTCAGATCTATTTGATTATGTGGATGTATGGGATATGTTAAAAACAGAATGATATGAAAAATGATACTATAACACTTGATTGTGTATTAATGAAAGGAGATCATTCTGATTTTACAGAAAAAGAATATGATGATCTTATAGATAAAGTGACTGAATTCTTTGAGGGAGAGCGAATAGAATTATATTGTTGCTCTAAATTAATTGATAATGAAGAATTAGACGATGAAAAACGAGATATATGACATTCGCTTTATTAATGCGTTTGTTCTTCAATTCAAGACACATAATGAGGTAGAACATCAGTTTGATGGAGAAAGTCTCTCAGGTGTCAAATATGGAGGCAATAGATTGATATGGCAGAAAGATCTCATATTCTGTAAGGATAAAGGATGGTATCAGTTGAACAATATCACAATAGCAGGTACATATGATGAACATACTTTATACACTGCAATAGTAATGGAAAGAAGTGATACTGCAATGTTGATACTACCGTTCAACGGAAGTACCCGTAAAGAACTGTGTTGGACTGAATATCTTGTGAATGCATTCTCATTCAGAGAAGATCATGATGATAATGACCGTATATGGATATTGATGAGAGTTCCGTCACAGAATGATAGGAAATTTGTGGAAGTATGTAACATACTGAGAGAATGTGATGAGTTCATAAGTGAAGAGATCATAGGTACTGAATATCAGATGTTCACATTACTTATCCCTGAAGAATTCAGGAATGATGCAGATCTCATACTTCAAAGTAAGTTTTCTAAGATAACTGAAGGAGCTAAAAGAAGGATCTTAGCATTCCATAATATTCAGGATGATAATAATAAGATAAAACTACAATTGTACAGGAATCCTATACTTAAGAATGAGCTTGAGAAACGACTATCAGTAAAGATACATAGTAATGCAGAATTGCGTTCATCAATTGATATGGAGAGAGAGACATTCTATAATAAGTATATTCTTGATGATAGTAGATATAGTTTAACAGTAAGTATATAGATATGGTATATTATAAAGGATTTGATAAAGATTTAAAATGTAGAGGATTTCAATATGAAATAGGTAAAGATTATAAGCATGACGGAGAGTTAAAGTTATGCTATAGAGGATTTCACTTTTGCTCTTCTTTACAAAATGTTTTTTCGTATTATGCACATGGTAAAAATAGTACACATAGATTTGCAATCGTAAAACCATCAGGAGAGATAAAAAATGGAGGTGATAAATTATGTTCTAATGAGTTAACCATAATAAAAGAACTTTCTTATGACGAAATTGAGGAAATTATCCGAATAGAAAAATCAGAGCATACAGAAAAGAAAGTATTTTGTATTGATGTGGTAAAAGAACTTCAATCTAAATATAATTTTATGATAGGAGGAAGTGTTTCTCTATATCTTATGGGATATCATTTATATCGAAAAAAAGTTGATTTTGATATTATAATGCCTTATTATCAAAAGATGTCAGAAAAGGATTTTCCTAAAGATTCTCTTATAGAAGGTATTGAAGAATTTGATGCTAAATCTTCTGGAAATGATTTTTCATCTACTTTTGCTATTACTACAAAAGATGGAAGATTTCTTAAGTGTGATATAAGAATTGCCCCAAGTCAAAAATATGAAACTGTTAATTTTAAAGGTTATGATTTTAAAATATGTGATCTGTTTACTACTCTTGAGGCTAAATTAAGATATGCTATACAAGGTAATGAGAAACATAAAGATGATATTATGACATTGATGATCAAACCGATAAAACATGAAAGAACTGAGTGAACATTTTATAGGAAGAGGAGAAGTAAGAGGATTTGAGTTCAAGCAGATTGAAAAGACTGATAATGGTTACATCTACTCCGTAATAGGAGAGGGTGTAACCCATTATGAGGTATTCAAACGTAAAGAGAATACACAATTCAATTGTATATCATATCCCAATTCAAACTCTTTTGGTGTATGGGCATGGAGTGTCAATACATTGGAGAAAGCAAAAGAGAGATTGGAAACATTTAATATAGTAAAAGTTTAGATATGGGAACGTTCACATTGACATTTGATACAGAAACAGAATCAGATGCTATTAAAAGACATATGGCAGTTGATGAAATGGCAAGTATTCTATTTGAAATCACCCATAATTTAAAAAAGAAATGTGTTCAAAGATTTCAAAATGATCTCATACATGATTATGATGCTTTTGAAGGAATAGATTATGTATTTAAAGAAATCTATTCCATAATAGAGAATAATAATATAGATATAACAGAATTATGAAAAATAATAATCCATTACCATTACATTCAATGGTAACAGTATGGTTGACAACTATAGGTCAACAAAAACCCACTCAACCAGAAATGATGAGTGATGAAGTGAGAGATTTCAATATGAAACTCATAAACGAAGAAGTAACTGAACTTCTTACAGCAATGAAGAATAATGACTTCACAGAAACATGTGATGGTTACTTTGATGCTCTATGGGTGATTACTCAAGCAGCCATGTTGAATGGCATCAATATCAATGAACTGTTGTTTGCAGGATTCAATAGTAATATGAGTAAGTTCTGTAAGACAGTTGAAGAAGTTGAAGATACCATTGTAGCATATGCAACAGGTAAACATCCCTCTAAGATGGGTGTACAGATAGCTACTCATTATGAACAAGTTGGAGATCTTTATATTATCCGTAGAAATTCTGATAATAAGGTGATGAAGAGTATTAATTTCAAAGAACCTGATTTCAGTGCTATCACAAGTAGATTAACTGTAAATGAGGAAGTGTAATGAAATGTGAAGAAACAGAGTATGAACACGTAAATAATTCTAAACACTATAATAATTATTCTAAAGAAGTTATTGTTATGATGGAAGATATTTGGGGTAAAGAAGCTACAATAACATTCTGTGAAATGAATGCTTTTAAATATCGTATGAGAATGGGTACTAAACCCGATCAACCAATCGAAAGAGATATTGAAAAAGAAAAGTGGTATCTTGATAAAGCTAAAGAACTCAAAGCTTCTTCTTCACAATGGTAAAGGTATATTTTGAGACAACTAAAGATGGTAGTACATCTGATGGTAGATATGCAGAACTCATAGGAATCTTCAGAGATGAGGAAACCTATGGTGTCTGTATAACCGTATTAGATGAACTGGCACGTAACAATGGTATGATACTTACAGAAAGTGGAGAAGACAATAGTATTTATGATTTAAAAAGTAAGGATGAAAATATATAAAGTAGATACAAAAGAGACTGTATGGCATCGTGATGAGTATGAAGTAGAAGATGATGTAACTCCTGAACAATTGTATAAAATGATAAAACAGGGAGAGATCGTATCTTCATATTGTGAAGGTTATCTATATGATACAGCAGAACAGATGCTTACGAGAGACAATGATGGTCAGAGTACAGTAGAAGTAATGGAACTATCCAATGAAATGGGATGGACAGCAATATGGGGTAATGGAAAACAAGAATATGGACAATCGTATGAAAAACAGAAAGAAGGATGATGATGAGTACGAGAGTACAGAAGAACATCTACAATCAGTAGGATATAAGAACAATGATATCGCAGAGATGGAAGATAGACTTGGTAATCTAAGTAGATCCTATTATGGTAAGGGTATCAGGAATACGAATTTTGAGACAACGGAAATAGAATATAACGGATGATAGAGGAGAAAACAAAAGAGATGTTCGATGGTGATGAACTGGCAATTTCTGTATGGAAAGGTAAATATGCAGCAGAAGGAGAGACTCATTACGATCAGATGCATCGTAGGATGGCTAAAGAGTTTGCAAGAATAGAAGAGAAATATGTCACAACAATAGAAGATACTGCACCACCAACTTGGAATAAACTATCACAATATGGACGACATAGAGATATATTAAATGAAGATTCTATTTACAATCTATTTAAAGACTTCAAATATATAGTTCCTCAAGGAAGAGTACAAGCAGGGTTAGGAGTAGATTCTTATAGAA